ACTGATTCTAATGGCATGGAGCCACTGGCTACTGATTGACACCAGGAGCGAAAAGTTTTTTAACTGGGCGCTGATTATAGCAACCGGCTTGTTTTTTGGAAATTTAATTATTCACCTATTAATACAAAACGTATGAAACCGGCAGATAGACAACAGGCTATTGGTATTATCACAGCGCAAAACAGTGTAAAATGCTCGTTCAATGTACCGATAAATGATAATTACAGCAACGTACATGATATACTTATTCATAATTCGAATGCCACCACCATAAATAAATTAATTGAGGCCGGATTTTCTTTAAGCATGTGCGACAAAGGATTATCGGTAGACAAACATTAAAAGCCATAGGAAGCCAACGCAGATAGATAAGTCAGCAAAAATGACACTGGAAAGACAGACGAGCGACGGGGTAAGGTGATACCGGCGCTTAAATCAAACACCAGCTGCATTGTGGCAGTACGTTAAAGTTATGGAAAACTACACAGGGCCGGGTATGATTGAAACTATACCCGGTAACGATAAAAATTTTAAAATTATGTACGAAACATTTGGCAATACGATAGCTGTACCGGTGAAGCAGATAATTGATGCGGGTATAATTACTGATGGTAATTACAGAAAGTTGGTAGAGCGAAAAAAGGTAAAGGTGCTACAACGCGGTTGCCTTGGCACTCCGGCACTGGCTGATTTTAGCAGTTTTCCTGAGCGATTCAGGCGTGTGATGGAAACTGTGTTTGGTGATCCGAAAGCGGAACGCAGTACCAATGCGCTGGATGAGTTCCTTGGCCAAGATACAAAGGCTATTGAGTTTTATAGCTCCTACGAAGTGGATGACAACCGGTACTTACCTGCCGAAACGATAAAAGAGTACTACGCTAACGCGTGTGTGCTGAATGCCATTCACGGGCTAATTAATTGGCGAAAACCAGCACATAAAATGTGTGGCAATCCGGTGAAATTACATTGGGACACTATAGCTAATAATGTAAAAGCACTCGACCGTAAAGAGTGGCCACACTCACTTCCTGAAAATGAACGCCGATTGAAAGATCGTTACAACCAATATCAAAAAGGCGGATATGAGGTGCTTATACATAAAAACTTTACGAATAAAAATGCTGCCCGGGTGGATGACGATGTGAAAGAGGCTGTATTGATAGAACTACTGAGCGACCCGCGTAACTTAGATAACGCACAGGTGGCACGCTACTACAATGAACTTTGCGACAAAATGGGTTGGAAGGATATAACTCCGGCAGCGGTGGCTATTTACCGGAAAAAATATGCGACAATGATATTTGCCCGGCGCCGTGGCAAAACCAACTTTATGAATAAAAAAACGATGCAGGTAAAACGCTCGAAGCCTACTTGTCCACTTTATTTTTGGACAATAGACGGTTGGGATGTGGAATTGATGTACCAGGCAACGGTAACAGATAAAAAAACGGGCTATATACGCACAACCTACCATAACCGCCCCACGATGGTGATAGTACTTGACCCTTGTACCAATTATCCTGTAGGCTATGCAATAGGCGATAGAGAAAATCCAGAACTGATAAAGGCTGCACTACGTAATGCCATACACCACACCAAGGAACTATGGGGCGAAATGTATCAGGTGCACCAAATGCAAAGCGACAACTATGGAAATGGACACATGAAGCCTTATTTTAAAGCCATGTGCGATAAATACACACCTGCTCAGGTGCACAACGCTAAAGCTAAAGTGATAGAGCCTTGGTTTAAATACTTCAACAAAAAGCATTGCCAGCCGGAACGGAACTGGAGCGGATTTGGAGTTACGAGCAATAAAGAGAGCCAGCCTAACGGCGATATGCTGAATAAGTTCCGAAAAGATTTTCCGGATTATGATGGTGTGGTAGCAATGGTGGTGGAAAAGCTGGAAATAGAGCGTGCACTGAAGTTAGATGAATACTTGGCCAAATGGGAAGCAACGCCCGCTGAGGATAAAGTGATATTGGCAACGGATAAGTATCTACTCAACTTCGGGCAGGTGCTGAAAAACAGTAAAACGGATAAGAAAACCACAGTAATGCTACAGGATAACGGATTGAAAGTTACTATTAATGGTATAAAGCACGATTACGATTGCTTTGATGTAACATTCAGGGATCATTATAGTACGCAATGGGAAATACGCTATGACCCGCGCGATGTAAGTAAGGTTATGGCTGTGAACGCAGATGAGACGCTACGGTACTTATTGGAGGAAAAATATGTGCAACCTATGGCTCTCAAAGATCGCAAACCCGGAGACTCCGGAGAACTGCAACGAGTGAGAGATTTCAATCAATTCCAATTAGACCGAAATGCCGAGTTTTACCAAAAGCAATTTGATAACCTGGAGGTAATAATGCCGGTGATGCGTGAACTGGATACGCTGAAAAAGCTGATGATATGCGACAGCCAGGGACAACATAAAGATAGGAGGAATGACTCAAGAGCCTTAAAAAGTAGAGCCGTAGAAGTACCCGCTGATGACGAATATAACCCATTTGATGAATACTAATTGAAAATAACAACACACAACACACACATGGAAACAATTATTAAAAACGACATTGTAAACGCGCTGAAAATATATATTGAGCGTATGGGTAGCCAAAACAAAGCGGCTAACAGCATGAAAGGAGTGAGCTCGGCCACATTGAGCCAAATGGTGAACGGCAACTGGGAACTGATTACTGACGAAATGTGGCGAAATGTATCGGCACAGATCGGATACAAGAGCGATAAATGGCAGCCGGTAGAAACCGGTGTTTATACAGCCTTTAAAAAGGTTTTAACCGACGTTCAGGAAAATAACCTGGTGATGGCCGTTACCATTGATGCCGGAAGCGGAAAGACATTTACCGCCAAGCATTATGCAGCCGACAACCGCAATGTTTACATGCTTTGCTGCAACGAATTTTGGAACAGGAAACTTTTCCTTCAGGAACTACTCCAGACCATGGGGCGCGACTATACCGGTTACACTGTGGGCGAAATGATGCACGAAGTGGTTTACAATCTGAAAAAACAGGAAACTCCGCTGCTGATCCTTGACGAAGCCGATAAACTTACCGACCAGGTGCTGTTCTTTTTCATTACCCTGTACAATCAATTGGACGGCGAATGTGGCATACTTCTCACCGCTACCGATCACTTGGACAAACGACTGAGAAAAGGGCTTAAACTCAACAAAAAAGGCTACAAGGAAATATGGAGTAGACTTGGACGTAAATGCGTAGAACTAAAGCGATGCAACGCTACCGACATTCAGATGATTTGTGAGGCAAATGGCGTGAACGATAGCAAACTGATAAGCGAAATAATTCAGGACTCAGAAGCCGATTTGCGCAGGGTGAAACGGAAAATACATGCGGTTTTAAAAAGATAGAATTTCCCACCAAGCCTCCCCCACAAGGGGAGGCTTAAGAAAGAAAACTGAAACGGTAACACTACAACGACACTTTAATACATGGCACTTAAAAGAGCTCTTACAGTAAAAAACATACTTGATAAAAACTACAAACTTTTTGATTTTACCGGCGCTTGGTACGATGCATTTAAAAAGCCGGAAATGACAGGTGTTTGGTTTATTTGGGGAAATTCCGGGAACGGAAAAACAAGTTTTGTAATTCAGCTGATAAAGGAGCTCGCTAAGTTTAACAATGTACTGCTTAACTCCCGCGAGGAAGGAACCAAACATACGCTTCAGGAAAGTCTTATCCGGTTTAATATGAGCGAAGCTAAAGCCAACAAAGTGCATTTTGTAGACGAACCCATAAACGATCTTACAACGAGGCTGAAAATGAAAAAGGCGGCTCGCATAGTGGTGATAGATTCATTTCAGTATATGCAAATGAGCTATAAGGAATATATCGAATTTAAGAGCCAGTTCCCGGATAAGTTAATCGTATTTATTAGTCACGCTGACGGTAAGAACCCAGCGGGTCGAAGTGCAAAAAGTGTAAAATTCGATGCCGGACTGAAAATATGGGTAGAAGGTTACCGGGCATTCAGTCACGGTAGATATAAAGGAGCATACGAAGAGTATGATATATGGCCAGAAAGGGCACTAAAATACTGGGGAACACCACCAACAATTAAATAGTAAATAATAAAATAGTAATTGAATTTATGAAAACAACCACGGAATTGACACAAACAAAGCTTGTAAAGAAGTTTCACACACTGCTTAGCAAGTATCGAATTAGTAACGAGGACAAACTGACCATTCTCGGGGCTTATGGAGTTGAAAGCTCGCTTGACTTGACTATTGACCAATTGGCTCAGGTATGCGATGCTATTGAACAGAGATTTGGCACCGAGGCTGCCGAAAAGCAGAAAGAACTTGACATTTGGCGTAAACGCGTTATAGCTTCCATTTTTGCGTGGCGTGCCAGCATGGGCGCTCCGGCAGACATGAATTTAGTAAAAGCCATTGCTTGCAGAGCTGCCGAAATACCTGAAGGATATTCGCTGAGTATCCGCTTTAATTCGATATCTGAAGAGAAATTAAGAAGCCTTTATAATGCTTTCAAACACATGACTAAAGATATGGGTAAAGTGAAAGAAATGACACAGGAAATGATAGATAAACTAACATCACTCAATTAATACAATGGAAGAAAAAACAAGACAAGAACAAATTGATGAGCTAACAGAATGGCTCGAAACTCACGAAATTGATGATCCGGAATATGCGGATAAGTTTGCAGAATTACAAAGAATAGAGGAGGCTCAAAATGAAGAATTCACAACATTTGATTAATACTCCAATTGGCCATACAATGAACTATAATGGCAAATTATACAAGTCTGTTTCTGCCGATCATTTTGGTGCAAAAGGCTGTATGAGCTGTGATTTATTTGAACCAGGATTCGGGTGTACCGGTAATGGAGTGGTATGTTATTCTCCCCCTCGAATTTATAAAGAGACTAAACCGGTTGAAGATATTGACTTTTCGGTAGATAATGATACTCCAACATGGTTAATTATTTTATTTGTAATAATACTTGTAGTAATAACGTGGCCTGTTATGCTTGGCATGTGGATAATGGATAGAAAATCTTTTAAAAAAATATATAAAAATGATTCAGACAACTAAAAATCAAACCGTTTGGAAAGATGAAAACGGTGTACCAATACCGGTTAACCGGTTGACAAAAGGAGAAAAACTCCGGGAAAAAAGCGCTTATCAGCTTGTAAAACAGGCACAGGAATTAAACAGTCGACTGGAGGCATTTAAGGCGTATATACGCGAGGTCTGTCTCGAAGTAGAACGTATAGCTTCCGAAGAGATGACAGTAAACCGTGAAGCAATGAAAGGAAATATTACCTGGTTTAATTTTGATCGTAGCATTAAAGTGGAACGGTCGATATCTGAGCCAATGAGTTTTGACGATATGACCATTACGGCAGCAAAGGCAAAGCTCGATGAGTTCCTTAGCGAGGCTATCGAAAGTAAGTTTGATTTTGCAAAAGAAATGATTATTTCGGCATTTGAAACTACTAAAGGGAAATTGGATCCGAAAAAGATTACTCCACTCACACGTTACGAAAAACGTGTAAATCACCCATTGTTTTCCGAAGCATGTCGCCTTATTCAGGAGGCTATACGCCGTCCGGACAGTAAAACATATTATCGTATTTGGCAAAAGGATGAGGACGGAAAATATAAAGCAATTGAGCTTAATTTTTCAAACATTTAGATAACCATTAAGCCCGGTGGCTGGTGACGGCTTCCGGGATACTAAAACAAACATTATGAAACGAATCATCGAAATAAAAAGTCAGGATTTACTAAGGTATGGCTCTGAATTAACTGAAAAGATTCAATCATACATTTCCGGTACTGCAATGATACTTGATTCTGGAAGAGCTTATACAAAGCGCTTTATAATGTCAGATAATTGCCAGATATTAATACATCACACAGAAAAAACAGTAATTGTAGAGAAATTTTAATAAATACATACACACATGGAACTTCAAAAATTTACAGAACAGTTATGGATGCATTTAAATGCAGCAATCAGGGAACGATTTATAAAAGGAGAAAAAAAGCAAGACCCTGACGTGATATTAATCAGTTTTGACCGGATAAAGGAAATGCGTACGGCCATTGGCGAAATGAGCGTTTTTTATGACCCACAGCATGATATGCTAAGATACAGAGGTATCAGAATACTTCCTGATCCAACCAAAGGTAATGATGATTTTGAAATTTTATACAACACAAATAAATAAACAACATGAGCAAAAAACAATTATTAGTTGAAGAATCGCAGGCTCGAAGCCTTTACAAAACAGCATCAAATGAATTTAAACAGATGCTTGAAACAACTTTTGGTAAAGATTTTTTCTTACAGAAAATCACAGATCGTGTCAGAACGTACGAAGATGCATGTAAAGAACTCGGAATTGAACCTATTGATTATGACGAAATGAAAGATGCCGGATTTTCTCCCGACGAAATTTATTTACGTGAAATCAAAACAATCACTGTGGCACTAAACGAAGGCTGGGTACCTGATTGGAAAAACTCTGATCAGTATAAGTATTACCCTTATTTCCGCATGTCTTCCGGGGGCTTCGTTTTCTACGGTACGAGTTGCGATTACTCGTCTGCGGATGCGGGTAACGCCTCGCGCCTTTGCTTTAAAAGTTCAGAGCTCGCGGAATATGCCGGAAAACAGTTTTTACAATTATACAGCGATTATATTCTTTATTATCAATAACCGCCGAAAGGCACTAAAACAATTTTTACACACATGGAAAAACAAGAAGTAACAATTGAAAGCATCAAAACAGTTGAGGATGCTTTGAACGTAACAGGAATGCCTGCTACTCCAGAATTTAACGAAGTACCTGAAGAAATGCGCGAGTACTTTAAAGCTGTATATGAGGCTGCAGTAATAACCAAAGCGCTGGTTGGCGATTGGAAACCCGATTGGAATAACTGGAGTCAACAAAAGTGGTTCCCTTGGTTTGATATGCAGTCTTCCGGGGGCTTCGTTTTCGGCGCTACGTGTTGCGATTGCTCGGTTGCGGATGCGGGTGACGCCTCGCGCCTTTGCTTTCCAAACGCGGAACTGGCAAGGTATGCCGGGAAACAATTCACCGACATTTACTCCCGGATTATACTTAAGTAAAAAAACAGGCTGTTTGCTTTTGTGAGGTTGTCTTCCAGGGGCTTCGTTTTCAACGATACGAATTACGATAACTCGAATGCGAATGCAGGTAACACCTCGCACCTATGCTAAAAAAGATACAAAAGCAAAGGCCTTGCCGCTTGGCAAAAAACAACAAAATTCAATGCGTGCTGGTATCCCCGCAAAGTCGGGGCGAACGCTCGCAAACGAAAAGCAAAGTATGAAAAGACAAGGAAATTTATATGATCTGGTATGCAGCGCCGACAATTTGGCGCTGGCACACCAGAAAGCCCGAAAAGGCAAAGCGCACACTTACGGTGTGAGGTTCTTTGAAAATGAATTTAAAAACAATATGCAGCAGCTGCAGGCGGAACTTGTGGAAGGAACTTACCGGACTTCGGAATATAGCGTATTTACTATTTACGATCAAAAGGAACGTGAGATATACCGTCTACCTTTTCGAGACAGAATTGTTCACCATGCCATTATGAATGTGATGGAGCCGATATGGACAAGTATTTTCATTCAGCATACGTACAGCTGCATTAAAGGCCGTGGAATTCATGCCGTTTTAAAAGCGATTAAACGGGATTTGAAAGATGTTGAAAATACAGGTTTTTGTTTGAAAATGGATGTCAGGAAGTTTTACCCAACGATTGATCATGAAATACTGAAAAGTATTATCCGGAAAAAAGTAAAAGATAACCGGTTGCTCAATTTGCTTGATCTGATTATTGACAGTGCACCTGGAGTTCCGATCGGAAACTATTTGTCGCAGTTTTTTGCAAACCTGTATCTGAGTTATTTCGATCATTGGCTAAAGGAAACAAAGCGTGTTAGGTATTATTACCGTTACGCTGATGATATAGTGATTTTGTCCGCAAATAAGCCGTATCTGCACATTTTACTGAAAGATATTGAACATTATCTCAACAATGAGCTGAAGCTGCAACTAAAGGGCAATTTTCAGGTTTTTCCGGTCGATTCCCGCGGTATTGACTTCGTAGGATACGTATTCTACCACACGCACATATTGATGCGCAAATCGATTAAAAAAAGGCTATGCCGGAAGGCGGTCAAACTTAACAAGAAGGATATTACAGACCGGGATTACAAAATGCAAATAGCTCCTTGGTTGGGCTGGGCAAAACATTGTAACTCCCGGAATTTATTAAAAAAAGTACTCAATGAAAAGATTCTCTGATTTGGGCGTAAAGGCGTCTGAAGATAAAAATATATTTAATGTACCGGTTATTTCTATAGAGGATGTCGCCAATATAGAAATTGAAGTTTTGGACTTTGAAGCAAATGTGAAAACTAAACACGGTGATGGTAGATATATTTTAAAGGTAAAGTATGAAGGTAGAGAATGTAAGTTCTTTACAAATGCTGATCCGATAAAAAAAGCACTCGATCAAATAAAAAAAATTGATTTTCCATTTACAACAACTATACGTCCTCAGAAATTTGGCGGAAATAAAAAAACATATCAATTCACTTGACAACAATTGGAGCTAAAAGTAAATCAAACTGGGGCCGTGAACCATATAAAAATGATGCAGAGCTTAATGTAGCTTGTGGAGAATTTTTAAGCAAAGTTCAGGTACCGAAAGAGTGGAGGTTTGAAACCTACGATAAGTGTTTTGATGCGGGTGTTAAAACAGAACTCCATCCGGAAGGTACAATCACAAGCATAGGCGCTGTATATACTGATAAGCGAACTCGAGGATTCGACATTAAGAAATACAAAGTTCTTTTTCTGACATTTAGTAATATGGGAGCCCTGGTGGAGCGAACAATTAACAGAGCAGCCGGTAAACCAATTTATACATGCGTAGTTATGAACAAAACAGCCGAAAAGCTAAGTGAGTATATATATGACAATTATCACCGCATAGAAAAAAAACATAAATACTGGAAATTTAAAACTATAATCAAAAGAATCAAAAGAAATGGAAGTAACAATAATTAAATATCCGTCGGTCATATTCGTGGCACCTGAAGTTTTCAATAAAAATAGCATGATTAATATTGTTAAGAATGAGACAAGGTTGTATAATGCTGTAAAAATTCGTCAGGTAATTGTGTGGTTTTTATATAAAGAAGGGTTGAGCCGTCCGGGAATTAATGAACTGACTGGTGTGAAAAGAAGCATGATCTATTATGCAATTGACAAGGTGAATGAGCTTATTTCAGTAAATGATAAAGACATGATCGAACTAATTAACAAAATAAATAAAGCTAAGGAAAGATGGCAATCATAGCAATAGATTTTGACGGAACAATAGTTGACGATCAATTTCCCGAGATCGGGAAATTGATACCTGGAGCAAAAGAAAATATCAACAAACTTTATTCAGAAGGTTACGAGATCATAATTTGGAGTTGTCGTAATGGTATTAATAAAGCCAAGGCAATTGAGTGGTTGGTTAAGAATGGTATCAAATTTCATCGATTCAATGAAAGTAGTTATCATAACCTGAAGGAACATGATTTTAAAGATACACGCAAAGTATTTGCCAATATGTATATCGATGATAGGCAGCCAACGCCACTTCCTGCATGGAGCGAACTTTATAATATCATTCATGAAAAACTACCAACCTATTCAGATAAAGTGGCGCTGGAAGGGTTTCTTTAAATAACGAATAAAAACTAAATAAATGGCAGCAAAACACAGAAAACATAAAAGCACCCGTATGAGCGCAGAACGGGTGAAAGAAATGCTAAGGGCCGATTATGAGCCCGGAAGGCAGGATAAGTGTAAGCTGGCTGTTTACCGCAATAAAATCCGCCCTGTAACCGGAATTTCAGAACGAACATTTTGGAGATATATGAACGAAATAGAAGCCGAACAGGCACAAACGATAGAAGATCCTAACCAACTAAGATTATTTGATTGACACTTTTTTCATCAATTTACACGACAGCTGCTCCGGGGCTGTGAAGTTCCGGACAGTTTATAATATAATTTTTCAATTAATTTATAGTTAAATCAATTGAATTAAATTAACAATGTTTGCTTGTTATTTAAAAAAACTCTATACTTTTGTAAAAAACTTATTATTAATAATTTAAAAATATAATATTATGGACGAAACTACATTAGGTATTATTACCTTCATTTCAAT